TCTGCTGTTGTTATACGCTCTGTACCATTAACAAACGCTTTTATAATAGCCCCTTGCAACCACAAAACAACTTCACGCTCTGTGCCGTCTGCCCAATCATCAAGATATGCGGCCCCTATTTGTGCTGCCACTCCATTTAAAACCCTATTTATTTGCCAACCTATACCATCATATCTTAAGCTATAGTAAGTATTTGCACTTGTTGAAGCTCTTGCTGTGATTCCTGCCGTGCCGTTTGTAAATTTATAAAACTTTCCGTAAACTTCATAATCAGCATTATTAGGAATAAAATTAGATGTATAAGTATTATTAACGTCAAGACTGTATAATCTATTATTGTTAATTGTTGCATGCGTTGTAACTGATAATCCGTTTTGCAATGTCCAAACAACCGAAGCATCGTTAGAATGTTCAGTTATTATTTTACCATTTGAATCGGTAAAGCTATCACTGCCGAATTGCTGATAAGATTCGCCGTTTTGTGTGCTAAACCCTGAAAAAAACAAAGATGTAAGCATATAATCATTAATCCCAGTACATTATTCTTGCATCGCCACCAGTTACCTTTATAACAATCTCCGTAGGGCATCTAAGCTGAATCCCCTTAGCTTTACCACTTGGTATTGTCTCGGGAAGTTCAAAAAAAATAGGTGTTTCATTAGGGTGGGCCATATTTATAGAGACTGTAATAGTGCCATTTATAGCACCAATTACAATATAACTATCAAGCGTCAGTGTAAAAGTGCCATTGTTATTAACTATTGCATATTTTAAAAATCCTGCCATAAAATCCTACTGGTTATAAACTGTTGTTAAAAAATTTGTAACGCCTGTCCAGTCATCAATATCAGCTGAATATGTAGCGTTTACAACTTCTTGAGTCTCGTTATTGACTTCAATAATCTTATGTGTTCTAAAAGCTCGCCGTTCCTGTGTGGCATAATATTTTACGCCGTTTATTATTTCATACTGTTTTCTTAGTATTGACATACCTTTACCGTCAATATCAGCGTTTATTTCAATTAATTCTATTGCCATTTAAAAGCCCTTTATATTGTATATGTAAAGCTACCACGCAAGTAACCATCATTAGCCATTTCTGCTATTGTTAAAACTGAAGCGGTATTTATTTTGTTTCCTAAAAGTAAAATATCGCTAACACCCTCTGCAATTGAACCGCTGATCCTTTCGTCTGTCGCTGTGATTGCAAAATCACCATACCCTGAAAATGTGACTGCATGCCTAATATTGCCTAAATAAGACTTTGAAGTAAAGGGCAACCCACCAATAAAAGCAGTCCCTGAAGCTGTTGTTGTTGACCAGTCTAAATCAACAACCCCATATAGTAAACCCCCTATTCTTATATAATGCCCATATTGGACTGAATAGGTTGTATCGCCCGAAACAGTGCCACCGAATAAATAAGGTGTCCAACTACCAGTTTCATAATCTGATAAGGCACTTGAATTTAAAGTCAAACGCTTTGTCACGCCTGATTGATTGCCTACAATCTCATCACCTATCATAAAAGCCCCACTGGGCAACGCCGCCGTTGTTGTATTTACCATTATTTACTCCTTAATATATGTTATAGTGCCTTGGAGTTCAGTACCCCTATCATCAATAACATTATCAAACGCATTACGAATTATTAGATTATTAAGCCCCGCACGAATTTCAGCCGTAAACGTAGAGTTACTTCCTGTTTGTGTAAAATTACTGCGCGAACTATTCAATGCATCAAACGGCAGGTTGCCTATGTAGCTTGTCACGCCTGCTGTAGAACTTCTTATCCCCTTATAAGAAACCAAAACAGAATCCCCATAGTCAACATAAACGCACTTTGACGCATCATAAGAACTAACATTATTGGGAATCCAAGCCTGCTTTCCGAACCCTAGAGAAGCACCGCCCCCAACTTGAAAGTAAGTCCCATCATACATAACATTTATTAAAGCCCCTGCGACTAAGTCACCAGCCTCTAAAGCAACCAAAGAACCAGCCTTTATTTTTCTTAAAGACTTAGCACCCAATGAGTTTATATTTAACGTGACAGCCCCTGTGTTATCATTTGCTATTTTAATAAAAAAACTTGAACCTGTTACATAAGAAGTAGGGGCAACACGCATCGAAGCGGTTAAAGAATTAGTACCAGCCACTGAAGCATAATTAAATTCGTTATTTTGTTGGTCAAAAGAAGTAACATGCCTTATACCGCCTGCAGTCGTGCCATTGTGGACAGTAAGCCTATTATCGGTAGTGTTAATATCAAGCTCACGACTTGTCAATATTCTTGCTTCTTGAGTAGTTTGTGTCGCCCCTCGAACTTTAACTTGCGTTGTCATTTTAAAAATTCCATTGCTTCTTTTTCTGTCGCAAATTCATGCGTTTCTTTTTCAATAGTAACACAAAAAACATCTTTTTCAATAAATGTTTCCTCTATAACGGCATCAATAAAAATCTTTTCAAAAATAGGCACTAATTTTTTTTCAGTATCTCCATTGTCTTTTACAATAGTAACCTCTTTAAATGTGCCAGTGTCCTTTTCTTGATATTCAGCAGGCTTTATAACTTTTTTATGTGGTATTTTAATTATTTTACGCTCTATCATTCCCAATCCTCGCTTGGCAGGTTGTTAATTTCCCAATCAGTGCCGTCTCTTGTTTCAGTCTCATTCTCCCAATCCTCGTTATTACTTACTAAAGATTGTCCTACTATAAAATTATAAAGACTTGTATAACCACTCGAAACACGCAATTTATTAAAGGCTCTTATCCTAATATCATAAGTAACGTTTGGTTGCAACTGTGGTATTTCTACTTCACTAATATCACCATCAACCTTACCAACAGATTTATAATAATTTTCATTCGTTCTTTTAAATTCTAACTCAAAAAAACCGCCTTGTCTAACAAAAGCATTAGGGTGTATGTCCCAAGATGCAACTATTTTATAGGTTTTATCATTGTTTTGTGTGCTTACAAGCATGCTATCAAGTGCCAAGCCTGTTACTGCCTCCACATAAAAAGGGTTTGGCAATGAAGTGTTTTTTGCTAAATCTACTGTCGTTTCCTCTCCAAAATTCCAATCGTAAACCCCACTTGCATTTTCTTGTAAAATCATATTAATAACTGGAATCGCCACGCCATCATTATCATCTATATTTAAAGACCATTCAATAACTTCAAAAACCTTATTATTCCAACCGTACTTTTCAAAAGAAAAATAAATATTATCTCCAACTTTTACTTTAAATGCCTTTAAATTAAAACTTGCTGATATAATTATTTCTTGTCTTTGTCTTTCCAATTGAATTTTTGCAATTCGCTGTGCTGTGCTTGGGCGCTGTGTAAATGGTAAAGTTAAATCACGCTCTATAACCTCGCCATCCTCTAATTCATATAAAGCATTTTTTACAACTGGATAATCGTAAGCATTGCCATTGTTAATTGGGGACGTATAAATACCCTTAACCCTATTGTATCTTGATTGCTTGCCTCTTTTTGTTGTCACTGAAACATTAGAAACAATATCATTTTCATTAAAATTATAAACAGGTTGGTAGTATTTACCTGCATATATAGCATATTTACCACCAGACGGAATAACAAACCCTGCCATTCCTGAATATATTTCTTGTAGGTTACGCCCTATTTCAACAGACGTATCAATTACCCCACCACCATGATAGCGAGGCTCTCCAATTTTTACAACTTGCCTAATTGAGGCTGAATTTCCTGTTGTTGTTAGTGATATTGCCACTCCATTGATTGCATTTTCTGAAGTTGTTGCTATTTTAATTGTAGGAATTTCTTGCCTGCGATACGCAATAACATAATATTCACTATCAATATTTATAGGGCTTGGCAAGTTAGCACCTTTAAATCTTATCTTATCGCCTGTCAATAATGGCAGTGTATCTGTCTTGAGTAAGATTGTATTAAGAGTTGTATCCACTGTGCTAAAATCATATTTTGCTTCAGTTACTTCTTGTATTTCGTCACAAACATCGGCGGACTCTGCCAATAAAGATAAATCACTCTGTTCAACTTTAAAGCCGTCTGTTTTATCGGTTAAATAATCTCCTGTTATTAATGCTATATTACTATTATAGTAAGTACTTTCATTTCTAGGGTCGTATATTTTTTTACCCTTTATATAAGCTGAAATATTCGGAATACCTGAAGTAAATATATTCCTATCGGATTCTAGCCTTATATATAAATATGCAATACCTTGCAATCTATGGTTTTCTGTCCATTCGTCAACTTCACTTAATAAATCAGCGTCAGCGGTTTGTGTGTCAGTCCCTAAATACCTTTTAACCCTTACTTTATTTGCAAAAAAACCGCTAACAACTTCTCCATTAACATTAATATAATCAATAGGAATAGATTTATCATTTATAATAATCTCCCCGATTTCTTGTATTTCATGCCCTGCTAACAAAATAACCATGTGTAAAAACTTATTATCCTCTGTCGAGCCGATATAAGACAACGCCCCTGACACTCTAACTTCACCATAAACAAGCCTTGCGGGCGGTGTGGATTGTCTAAATTGCTGTGTAAAATTACCGTCTCCATAACTAGAACCGCCACCAATTTTTTGTTTTGGGGTTAAAGCCCTTGAAGCTAAAGAAAGTGCTATTGAAGTACCAAAGGCAATGGCGGCCGCAGTCCAAGTGCCACCAGCGAGACCAACTCCGACCGCCGCAACAACTGCCGATACTGTTATCGCCGCCATTATGCCACCCTTAAGCTATAAAATATTTCAGCAGGTTTAAACCCCAACCGCTTATATATTTTAGCGACATCTTTATCTTTAGGAAAGTGTGCCATATTTATATTAATAACATTTTTTTTCTTGCAAATATCAATCATTTTCTTTAATAACTTGAAACCTTGCCACCCTCTATGATTTTTGCTAACGTACCACGCAAGCTCGGTAGCTGAAAATTCGTTTGAAATTAAATCTGGAAAGTAAACCCAACCAAGAATACCTACAACGTTATGATTTTGTTTTAAAACTAAACACTCTACCATTTTTGCATCAATTAAATTGCCTACTGCATTAAAGCAATGTGTCCAATCTAAAGCCTTATTAATTTCGTCACAAAACTCTTGACATATAGCACGGCATATAAAAAAATGTTGCTTATCTCTTATAAATTCTATTGCGTACATACTACCCCCAGTTTACTTCAATATCTTGTATTCTAGCCATAAATTCAAGTCCTTTATCACCCTCGAACCTTACTTTTTGCTCTTCATCTGTATAACGCCTTTCATTTGCCTTTCTTAAATCAATCATATTACTTTCACATTGTATAGTAAAATCTGAAGTATTCCCATTATCATTAAAAGTAATAACATCTATTCTGCCTTTGAATAATTGATAAGGGGTAGTAATAATATTTCGGTTGTTATCAAGAACTGCGAACCACATAATAGCAGGTCGCCCCTGATAATTTTCACTCAATGCCACGGCGGTTAATGCACTGTTTAAATTACTAAAACCAAAAGACACGCCTGTCGCTCTTAATTCTTGAGTTTCTGTAACTGGATCTATTGTTAATATATCCCCAGCACCAATATAAATTTCATTATTAAAAACTATTTCATTATATCCAGTCCACACATTGACATTACCGTTAATAAATTTAAACTGAATAAAAATAGCAGGGCTTAAAACATCGCCGTCAATCTCATTCTTAAAGCTATCGGTTAAATCACGACCCATTTATTGCCTCTACAGCTGAAAACGATATTGAAAATAAATTATTCATATCACTAGGATATTCAGTAACGTTTGAATTTAAACGAAACAAACCTAAAGGATTATTAAGATATATTTTCTCTCCAAAGACAATATTTCGTCTTAAAGGTGGGGTTATATCTAACGTAAGCTCTCCATTCGCATTAGAATTAACAGTTTTTAAAATCTTATAAAGCCTTGTTGTCGCACCTGAACCAATATGAAAATAATCACCTGCTAATAATATTGAATTAACACTTGCACGCAATCCTGATATAGTTAGTGACTTACTGCCAACTGTGCCAGCCTTACAATAAGGCTCTGAAACAGACGTTACTATGTGGTCGCCTGAAATAGTTGTTAATTGATTCCCACTTATCGTTGTTAAGTTTTTTTGAACATCTAAATAATCCGTCCTTACAGTCCTTGCACTTGGGACATACATTAAAAAAGTACCAAAGCGTCCATTTAAACTTGCAAAAAAAGACATATATTGCTCGGCTGTATCACGATTCATTAAAGGTAATTCGCCCTGTATCTCCCATCGTGCCCCCTGCCAATTATACACCTGTTGCACAAAAGAAAACGGCGACTCACTCATAGAATTTGACGCTCTTAAGGTTAAATTTGAATTTACCAATCCTACAGCAGTTGGAAATGTTAATGGGTAGGTTATTGTCATGCTAAAAACCCTGCATTTCGTGAATTTTCATTTCTCACTGCTGATTTTGCTATGGACGGAACTTGCTTTCTTAAATTGTTCACTTCATTCATAACACGCCGTATATCACGTTCAACACCATTAGATGCACCCCTTGCATCAATATTGACAACCATTGAATTATTGCCACCACCAAAAGATTTTTCATTACTATGCACATAACCGCTTTGTGACCCCATCTGCAATATTTCGGGCCCACGTTCTCCTACTACATAAGCACTATTTGCATTAACAGAGCCACCATTAGCTCTTGCACCTGACACAAACCCTTTAGAACCATGTGAGCCGAAGCCTACCCCACTTGACGTATTTTTTGGGGTGCTTGAACTCGAACCTGCACCTGTACCAGCCGACGATAATGCCCCAACCGCTGAATTTACTATGCCAGTTATTGCTTGCATCGCTAATGTCCTTACAATAATAGATTGTATATCATCAATTATACTTTTAGCCATTTCTTTAAAAGAATTTTTACCATTCGTTGACATCGTTACAAAGCCTGCAACAATGCTTTCTTGCATATCACCAAAAACATCTTTGATTATAGACGTTTCTTCTTTTGCATCGATAGAAAACTGCCCTAAACTTTCACTCACTTGCTGGGCATAGCTTTTTACCTCGACTGGGAATAAATCATCTTCTTTTATAGCTTCGCTATTAGCAACTTTACTCTTAACACTACTTACATTATCAATAGGGCGTGAATGCCTTACTTGCCTTGCCCTACCACCACCGACACGGCTACCACCGCCTTTATTTAATTGTTCTCGCAATCTTTTAATTTCATTCTGCAAATCACTGTCTATTTTAATTTCTGTCTTTTGTGTGTCATTCTTTTTAAAGGTAGGCTTATCGCCCCTAAGCATAGATTGTATTTTTGCTTCCTCATTAAATGCACTCTTAAAATTTTCTCTTTTTTCTTCATCACTAGTAAAGGCAGACATAAAGCCTGTTGTTTGCATTTTTCTAATTACTTCAAGTTGTTTAAGCCTACTCTCCAGTCCTGATTTACTTTTCCTTTCTAAGGAAACTAAATTTTGTGCTGCATCATCAATTAAGCCTATAAAACTTGCCATAGGTTTATTTAAACCATCGTAAATATCCTCCCCCAATGCAATAAAGGTATTAGACATTTTGCCAGCCTGAACCTTTAAAGTATCAGACATATTTTCAGCTTCTTTTTCAAAGCTATTTAATGCAGGTATTAAGATACTTTTAAACATATCGGACGTTATTAAGCCCTCGTTTATCATTTTTCTTAATTCACCACTTGCAAGCCCTGTAGCCTGCTCCATGCGATTTATAATACCCGGCAAAGGCTCAGTTACTTGATTGAACTCCTCCGCCCTAACTACTCCAGAACCTAAAGCCTGTGAAAGACCATACATAACCGTACTTAATTGTTCGTTAGATGCACCAAGGGCGGTGGCGGTGGTTGTTAAGCCTTTTTGTAAATCTATCGATTCTTGTAATGTTACAGACCCATTTTCAACAAAAGGCGTTAATTTACTATATGATTCAGTCAAAGCCAATATTGACTTTCCTGACTCGTAACCGCTATCTCGCAATTGTGCCATAACATAAGTTGTTTTTTCAGCACTGCCAACCATAGCTTCAATTCTTTTAGTAGCTGACTCCATATCAGAACCAACTTTTACGCTAAACGCACCGACTGCCACGGCCGCCAACCCCACCGCAGACGCAACCCCAACAAGTCCTCCAGCCATAGCACCTGCACCGATTGCCACGCTAGCCATCGCACTTGATTGACTATTAACGCTTTGATTTAATCTACTGACATTATTACTTAATAATTGAGATTCAATACTTGCTTTAAGCATCGCATTTGCAGTGCGTTGCGTGCTTGCTTCAAGTCTAGCCTGTGAATTAATTAATCTTTGATTTTTCTGTTCAAGTTTTGTATTTTTATCTGCGAGTTCGTCAACAGAGTAAGAAGTTTTTTTAATACTTTGGTTTACTTGCTCTACTTTTCTATTGAAATCAGCAGTATCAGCTTTAAATTTTGCCACTAATTCTTGAGATACTGCCATTATATAAACCCTTTAATTTTCATATTTTTTTCAACTTCCAACAATTCTTTTCTGATGGAATTATATTTTTTATTAGAGTTCTTTTTGTTAAAATAAATAATAGCGGTTACAACATCGTAAACTGTGGATTGCCAAAATTCATAACGTGTCCAACCTAACTCATTATAACAAAACCCTGCCCAATCAGAATAAGGCAAGCCTTTCGGCTCGCTTTTTACTTTTTTTCAGATTCGCCATCAATATCATCATTAGCAGGCGTTTTAACTAACTCTAAAACAAACAACGAAACATTATCACACGCTTTAAAGCGTTTCTTATCAAAATAATCATTCACAAATTGTGTGCGTTCTTTAAAATCATTAATGTCAGCCTTAATTGCTAAATTAAGTATATTTCTAGCAACACCAAAAGATAAGATTTTACCATTCGCAATATCTAAAAAAACCTGTGCTAAATTAACGCCGTTATTCTCAATCTCATAAAGATTCTCTAATGTTTTATAGGCTTTTGCTATTTTACCGTTCAATTCAAATTCAAAATAATTTTTCATATATTTATACCGTAGCTATTGTAGGTTGGCCGCTTAATTTTAAGCTCGCTGAAAACTCTACAGCCCCTGCATCTGGTGCATCAAAAGAAAATTCAGTTAAATCAAATACACCTGTTATTTTCTCTCCATTTGCAAGCACTAATTCCATTTGTTTTTGTGAAGCCGTGGCATTGAAAAACAAATCTTTTAAAGCCTCATAACCTGCATTCGCTGAAACATTCCTTGCAAGCCCTGTTAATCCAATAGTTAAAGACTTCTTGCCTACCCCATCAATAGACGTTTCCCAGACCGAATCCTTAGAGCTTGAATCCACTATTTGAGTACTGCCATTAACTGAATGAGTCTTGCAAGCCCCTATAATGTCATAAGTTGTGCCGTTAAAAATTTTAAAAATAAAAGCTGTTCCGACTGAAATTGTCATAATTTAATCCTGTTAATTAATTGTTAATATTTTAAATCTTGAAACGTGTGATATTGTTCTGCCGTCCTCTGCCGTATATGCCGTTGAAAATCCGTCATAACCGCAATAATATGCGTTGCCTTGTGACAAAGACAAAGAATAATTATTAAGAGCATCATATATTTTCTTTCCTATTCTAGTTGCTTCAAGTAAAGCCCCAGTCGCACTTCTTTGTGAATATACATTAAATGTTATTGTATAATTTAAAGCGTCTAAATCTTTCACTGGCAACGCCTCAACATTAAAGTTAAATTGTATATATGGGAATACTGTTTTTTGTGGCGGCTCAAAGAATACACGATTATTAACGTCTGAAACTTGAGTTTTTAAGCGTGCAACAATAGATGATATAACCTGTTCTGTTATGTCTGTCATTTAAAATCTTTCGCAATATTACTTAAAGCCCTATCAAAAGTTTTTTCTATAAAATCTTTATTTTCATTTATAGTTCTTGAAAGCCAAGGTCTAGCTTGCATTTTTGGAGTGCCAAACTCCAACCAAAAACCATGGGGGGCAGACATTCTTGATCCTACTGTCGCCTCTGAGCCATTAAAAGAAATTACAGTTTTTATATTCGCAACTAAAGTACCGAAATCTGTTTTAGGGTATTCGCCGGGGGCAGAGGATTGATGTGTTCTTTTTTTGCCTCTATTGTAAACTTTACCACCTCTTGAACCACTAGAGATATTCTCTTTACAATCACCCTCAATTTTATATGAGACCTTAGCAATCGCCTTTTTAGCTTCATTCTTAGCAGATAAAGACATATCATTAATTGAGCTTGCGAACCTAGATAAATCAAGTTTCATTTCAATCATGAAAAAACCTCGCTTGCTATAATCTTTACAAATTTATTATCTTCAAATAAATTAACAGACTCTTTTATTTCTAATTGTCTTGAATTAAATATAATTCTATACTTTACACTTGTCAAAGGATTATTAAAAATAGATTGATACCTAACAATAATTTCATGCGTTAATTCGCTATCCATTTTACCATATTGCATTTTTTCAAATTGTTTAACTGGACGGATAACCGCCCTAACTGTTGCTAAATCTACCCAAGTATGAGAATAATCCCCCATAGAGTTTATTGTTTCAGTAACATTTTGAATAACAATTGAATGCTTTGCATTTTTAACAAAATCAATTTTTTTATAATAATCGCACTTATTCATTTAAAAGCCATGAGACTTAAATTTATATACCCTGACAATGTCATTAAAATACTAGATAAATTTTTATCACAACAATCATCATAAAAATAAGAAACAATCTCTTTTAAAACAATTTTAATATCCGCAGGCGTTGTCAATGCGTCAATCGCAATACCTGCATTATATTGCACCTGAAACCCTGAATTTTTTCTAACACTCGTATAAAATTCATTTAAAACTATTTTTCTTAAAAATAAATCATAATTCGTTACTACAATTTCATTGTCACTTAAATCATATACCTTAACAAAAGAAATACTTGTGGGAATATTAGGCAAATAAAGCACCATATCGCAATTATCATCTATTTGATAATTATCTGTAACATACAATAGGCTTCTTATAATAATTGGATTGTTAATATATGTTTCTACCGTATTAACTGCCGAGGCTATTAATTCATTTAACTTGTCATCATCTTCATTATGGTCAATTTTTAACCATTGCTTAACTTCTGATAAAGAAATAGGGTAAACAGTCATATTAACAATCCTTAATAAACAATAAAGCCGTTAATCAGCTTTATCTTTCTTAACTTTTAAAGGCTTTGTTTCAATATTTTCAACTACTTTAGTCTCAATATTTTCAACTAATTCTAAAAAACCCTCTTGAAGCAACCCTTTAATTGAATCGCTTTCATAATCAAAATTATCGCCTTTTTTAAGAGATACTATTTCGATTCCGTTTGTTGAGTAGTTAAAATCTTTCAATACTTTATACATAATTAAGCCTGTGGTGCTAAACCATCGCCCAGTAAAGCTGTCACTGATACAGGTAATGAAATAGTCCCTGTTACGTCCGCAACAACACGCACATAACGCTTAGAACCTGTGTAAGCAACCTTATAAACTGCTGAAACTTCACCAGATGCATCAATAGTTGTAAAAGTACCAGCCGAATCCACAGTGTACCCACCTGCTTCACCAATATTTGAAACCGCTGTAACATCTGACAAATTTGAATTGTCACCATGTTGCAACTTAAAATCTACTCTATTTGTTCCGTTTAATGTTCCACCATTAGCACCGATATTAACAAAAAAACTAACACTATTAAATCCCTGCACATCAATAGTAACGCCTGTAACATCTGTACTTGTTAGAGTAACGCACCCAATTGATAACTGTCCCTTAACTAAACTTGCTTTTTCTGATAACATAATAAAAAAAATCCTATAAATAAATTAATAAAAGTAGGGCATTAAAGCCCTACCGATTAAGCAGCAATTTTACCAATTTTAATTGCTTGGGTATTGACAACATCCCCACCAACACGCTTAGTAAAGTAAAACTTAATACTCGGCTTTGCTGTAAACTGGTCACGTATTAGCCTAATACCTGTTCTATCTACAATTTCATATGCTTGAGAAAAATCACCATAAGCAAGTGATAAGGAGTTTGAAGCAATCGTGGGCATATCTGAAGCTATAACAATCGGCTTGCCAAGCAAGGTCGCCACTCCTGATGCATTAGGCAATCCTAAGAACTCATTAAATTTATTATCTGAACGAATTAATTTAAGCAAAGAGCCATAAGAAGACCTACTCATTAACCATTTAGCATTCCCCTGATAAGGCTCTAATAATGAATTTTGTAAGTCAATCAAACCGTTAGATGTTAAAACTGATGAAGACCCTAAGTTAATTTGTTCTATACTATTAACATCATAACTAGACGAATGGGCATAAGTCAATAAGCCACGAGGACTATTTATTCCAGCACCAATAACAAGGGCGGTATTCTCCATACGTGCGAATTTATCAGAAACCTTTGAAGCAATCCAGCCCTCAATATTAAATTCGCTATCATCGAGCATTTTTTGGGTCGCCTGTGGTTCAGCGTATTGTTCATGAACTGCGATTGTTTTCTTAGAAAAATTAGAGGTGGCAGTTGATGGGCGGTCGCCAGCCTCGGAAACCCAACCCTGTGAAAAATCACCAGTATCCATTATATACTCAATAGAATCCGTGCCAATAGATACTACAGATGCAATAGAACGTATAGGAGATGTTTCATAAACACGCTGAATTATTTTTGCACTCATAGCCTTCGGCACAGTATAACCGCCATCTTGACCTGCATAAACAGCAAGGGTTTTAAATTCAATATCATTATCCCCCTTACGGATATAATGCTCAAGAATTTCTTGATGTTTTTTTTCATTATCTGATAAACCTGTCTTATCCTCTTTAAAACCTGCTGTTTGCAAGGCAACTTTTAAAGCCAAAGCTTCTTGTTCTGACTTTTGCAAGCGTTCCTGTAAACCTATTAAGTCTTTAACAACTTTATCAAATTTTTCATCTGTAACTATATCTTTTGTGCGGTCATTAACAATGTGTTTAACTTCGTTAATTGCTTTAAAAATTTCATCTTGTTCTATTGACATTATAAATCCTAATTAATGGTTAATGATTATAAAAGTGCATCTCACACCACCTGCCAATCATCTCGCATCTTTAGGCATTTATTTAATTATATACTTTTTTTTAATTCTTGCAATGCTTTTAAAATACTTTCCGATCCGTCTGCTTCATTGCTTTCTTTTTTCTGCATAAATCTTTTAAAGCCGTGAGACGTTATAGTCTTTGCTTCATTATTAGAATAACCAGCCTTTTTTAAAAAATGCTCAAAATCTCTTTCTGTTTCAATGTCACCACTTTTAACAGATAAAATATTTGCTTTCTCATTCATAGGGAAAGTAACAAGCGAAACCTCAAATAATTCTGCCTTTTTAATGTGCCTAACATTTTTAGTATCATACTCATAGTCTTGCGTTTTAAAGCCAACTGACATATCAGATAAAGCCCCTGACTTAGCTAATTCATAAACATCACGCCCTAACGCAGTGTTTAAATTAAGCCCCCCCTCTACAAATAACCCTTTAGAATCTTCTTTTACTACGTCCCAAACACCCAATAATTTACTCGAATCATGTTGATAAAGCATTTTTATTGAACGGTTTACTTTAGAAAAAGCACCACTGACAATAACGTCAAGCCCCCTGTCAACATTGCCATAATATGCCCCATAGCCTGAAATTACACCATCTCTATTATTATCAGCCTTAATTTCAATACTACCACTTGTTAAATATTCCATAAAATAACCTTATTTTTAATTTGTTAAAGACCATATAAAAGAAACAAGCCAACCTATAACCGTCCAACCTGTTAAAAAATTAAGTGCTGATATTGCCACTGCGTTTTTATGCCCAAACACTATAGCAATAAACATAGGCATAAAATAAATAAACATAATAATACTAATAATGAATCCTGTCATCAATCCCCCACTATATACCTTAAAACACATCGGCATCTTATAGTATTTCCTGCACTTGCACCGCTTGCATGTGGTCTGTCCATTTTTTCACCACCGACAACAAACATTTCATTCATTCCTATTGCCTCTTTACTTCGCATAGATAAATGCGTGTTTCGTGTGCGTGCATCTTGAACCGCTACCCACTTTTTTCTCATATTTAAATTTAATTCTCTTTGCATATCTTTTGCACGCTTATCACTGGCATAACTTGAAGCCTTATGCGTTTCTGTTATTGCTATTGTTTCAGCTCTAAACTTGCTTTTTTCTGTCATTATACGCATTATATCTTTCGTTATATCTTGTTTTGTAGCTTGCCTTGCTATGCCGCTTGCAATAATCTGTTGTATATCATCATAAAAAGTTGTAACAATAAATCCTATGGATTGTAAAAATGTTTCACTTGATAAATATTCAATTATATACGCTTCATAATCAAAATCAGCTTTATTAACTTGATTATTAATCTCTCTTTCAACCATACGTCCACTAATAGGTATAATTTCATTAATTATTCTTGACAATACATTTTTTAAATTAGTTTGCAAATCCAATCTACGCAATATGCTAAATCCATATTGCGAAATTGTCTCATAATTATCAGCAATATAAGTATATTCTTTTTTTAACAAAGAACGAACTGACTTAAACATAGAAACTTCATAAGGACGCAATGCCTTAAGCCACTTAACCCTTATTCTTGCTTCAATTCTATTATTCGTTGTCATTTTCTAAATCACTCGGCATTAACCCACCGCCCAATAACTCTATAGGTATTAAAGAACTAGGCATAATTAAACTATCTGCATTCGTATCATTAAATTTTTCATAACCTAACATAATTCTTGCTTCATTAGGGGTTAATATACCATTTTTCACAAACTCAATCATTCTTTTAGATTTTATTTCACGCTTCCCCTCCAAGCCGTCAATACTATCTAAATCAATGTAAGTTTTTATATTCTCGCCTGTTATTGTATTATACCAAACATCAAACGTACCGATAATATCTTCGACTAAAGGAATAACTGTTTGCATTATAAATTCCTCTATTGCGACCTTGTAATTATCTAAGGTAGCGGAATCACTAAACAACAAAGGTAAAGGAACTTGAAAAGCCATAGCAACATTTTTCATTGCAAGCATTGCAGTATTATAAAAATCCATGTCTTGAGAGTTCATTTGCAAGGGGGTATAGGTAACGCCATTGGGTAATAATATTCCTGAATTTGCATTAGCACTACCTGAATACAAATTGCTTATATTTTGTTTTAAGTCATTTATTTGCTGTTGAGACGCACCGACTGGGGAGTTTAAACCAAAAATTCCAGACGGCTTTACCCCCTTTTGTAATGTGGTTAAATTCCACTTAAAAATATCTTGAATTAAAGTTGCATCTAAATTAACAGTTTTTAACGGCGAAGTGCCATTATTATATTCATTACTTGAGTAAAGCGATATTCTTAATAAATTAGAGTACCCACTAGTTATATCAATAGGGATATTAATTGATTGTCCACCGTAAGCAATAAAATAAGAAGCAATAACATTTTGATTCCTTGTATTTTTAGCAACATCTTTAGAAAAAATAGGCTGTATTTTACCTATTGTTCTTGATACATCATCAAAAGGCATTCTTAACGCATAAGCCTCGCCGTAAATCAATAAATTTCGGATCAACTGTCCAAAAGCCGACTGCCCACCAAGAAACAAACTTCTTTCAAATAAAAGTTTATGCAAAGGGTGCTTTTCTCTTTTTACATCTTTATCTTTTATATAAAATTTAAACGATTCGGCTTGGCATGCTATTTTTTCAATACAAGCGTAAGCAACCGCAATCTTTAAGTAAACATCTTCTTGTTCAATTAACTTACTTGAACTGCCCCTTACAAAATTATCCAAAAAATTAAGAGATTTTTTTTCTTTTTTAAACAAACCAAACATCAAAAAACCCCACTAAAAAAACTTGCTTGTTGGTAACAACATAAAGCCATTGCATCCGCTAAATCCGGCGATTGCGTTAAATCTTTCTTACTTTGCATTTTCAACCTACGCATTTTATCACGCTCATAACCAGTCGCTAATAAATCTTTCTGCAATTCAGCCGAATCATCGCAACTGCCAACTATTAATGCTTCTCTTAAGTGATAGTACATTTCAGCTTTGCAGTCTGTGAATTGCACGCTATCAATCGCATTGCTACCAAAATTAACCCCTATTACTTGCGAAATCTTAACCCCTCTTACATTACATAAATGAATTAAGTCAACATCTAAATTATAGCCGATTCCTGTAATGTCAATAAATGTTTTTTGTGGATTAAATTCTTTAATTAAATCGCATATCTTTTGCATTAAATCGTCTCGAGAAATGCCCTTTTTTTGAAATACAATCTTGAAATCATTCCCACGCCTTAATGAAACAACCGAACGGTCTGGGTTTTTTGCAAATTCGTCCCCCCCAACATCCACTCCTAAAACAACATCTCCATACCCTAAAGGCTTACGTCTCCTTGCTTCAATAACAATTCTATTCTCTATAAAAGGGTTGCCCCCTGTCCCCTCAAACGCTTCAATAGGGTTAGCTGGGTACTCAATGCAAAACATATCGTAACGTTTATTAAAATCAGTAGCTATTTTCTGTCTTGCCCAATAAACCTGCGTATCAGTTAATCCATACATAGATTTATATTCTTTTTCACACCATGAATCATAGGTTTTTAAAGTGAAATCAGTAGGCAGGATAGATTGATATTCAGAATTTGTGAACCACGGAATAAATAATGATTTAAAATCACTTGAAGCATCTAAGCCATTCATAAACTTATTATAAAATTCCTCTGCGTCACCTGTCATGCCGTTTGCTGTCGATTCCATAAAACACTCCGACCCAGCCTCGGACGATAACGCCTGCATCATACCCCTTGTATGTTCAGACGCATTATCCCAAAAAGCGACCTCTGAAGCGTGGAATAATTGCAGTGTAGCGGAACGCCCAGTCCCCTTTGAACCAGCCGTTGCAAATGTAAATTCCGATTGAATGCTATCGAATGATAAAACTGATTCGTTATTTTTGGTAGCAATAGGCTTAAAACGCCAATCAATAGCATCATAGCATTGTCTTATTTGAGAAAATATTTTTTTACCTGCATCATGTAAGTGAACCATAACAAGAGCTTTATGCCCAATTGTGTGAGTTATTTTTTGTAAAAAACGCATTCTTATAAGAGTTGTACACCCTTGCTGACGACCTTTTAAAATAATTAATCGAACTTTGCCAGTTTCTTTTTTTTGTTTTTCAGCTTCATAATGAATAATTAATTGCGTTTCATTCGGAATAAAGTGTAACAATTTACCAGTTTTTGATACAACATTGCATTGCTTTTTATAAAATGCTAAGGGGTTATGCTTAAAAAAGCAAATAGCCTCTTGTCTAGTCGTCATCTGCGATGGCATCTTTATAATTAAATTGGTCTGGCGGAGGTGGGGGGGGCGGCGTATCATCTTTAGTTTTAATGCCTAGGACATTACGACAATACAAAATAGCAACAACATTGTTCATTCTTTGGTTTTCTAATCTATCAAAAAGAAATTGTTCAGAATAAATTTTATTTGCAATTTCACGACCTTTTTTTATAGCATGCGAAAAGCTGGGGTAGTCATTTTGCCAATAATAAAGCGTTGAGGTTGACACACCTATAGTTTGACCGAAAGAATAAAAAGTTTTGCCTTCTGCTAGCCACTCGGTGACTTGTTCATCATATTCGGCTTTGTAAGTGCTTTGTCTATGCATAAATATAAAATACACTACACAAAAAAAAAGTCAAATAAAAAAAATCTAGCCTAAGGCACTTAATATTTTTTATTCCCATATTTACGAAAGCAATCATCTTTAAAAAAAATCCACATATCATATAAAATTGATGAAAAATTATTAAAAATATAAACATCATCTATTCGCTTTATCATAGACTTACGAAGCATATTACTTGTTTCTAGGCAGTGTTCTATTTGCTTTTTTGATATATCCTTTAAGTTATGAATAATATAACTTTTGCAAAAATGTGTTACAGAATTTTTTGTGCATAATTTAATTATTTCTTTCTCGATACAATGCGATGTGTAATCATTAATATACTTATGCATATATTTAAAATAAACTATAAAAAACAAAAATCAAATAAAAATTTACTTATATATATTAATTAGGATTGTCAAATAGAAATCAAAATGTCATTTTTTATTTTTTTAAAGATTTTAGAAAATCTGTAATTAGAGATATTTGTTTTTCATCAAAATTATCCATTCTACAAGCAAGGTAATCAACCATTTCTTTACCTGACGGAGATTTTGGTTGTAAGAGAA